TACACTAACAGACCCGCCCGCTTTAATTGTAACCGCAAATGCGACTTCAATTAATTGTGTTGGTGGAAGTTCCACAGTTACTATTTCGGCAACAGGTGGAACTCCTCCGTACACAGGAACGGGCACTTTCACACGGGTGGCAGGTACACATACATTTGATGTACTTGATACCAATGGTTGTAAAATAATGGTGACGGTACAAATATCCGAACCGCAAATTGTACAACCAATAATTAGTAGATAAATTGTTCAATTAGGTTATTTTTTTGATTGTTACGGATTGTAAACATTTAAAAAAATAACATTATGAAAAAAGTACTTTTGTTTTCTGTATTTGTGATTATAGGACAATTCCTTTTTGGAAATCCTAATCACAAAAATTCAAATGGAAGAAGTGCTGGTCCTGATACGGCTGGCACTTCTTTACAAATATTAGTTACACAAGTCGGTGCTATTAAATGTAGGGGTGGATTGGCTTCAATTAATGTGGCCGCAAGTGGTGGAACCGCTCCTTATTGTGGTACTGGTACTATGACTCGTACCGCTGGTACTTGGACGTTTACTATTATGGATGTCACCGGAGTTATGGCATCCGCTTCAATTACAGTTACTGAACCCGAACAGTTAGTAGCTAACATAACCGCAACACCTATAACGTGCGTTGATGGTACATCTACTATCACAGTAACCGCAACGGGCGGTGTAGCACCTTATACAGGTACAGGCACTTTCACTAGAACGGCGGGTACATATACCTTCACCGTTAGTGATGCCAATGGTTGTACCGCTAATGCAAATGTGGTGTTAGGTAATGCACAAACTGTACAACCAATTATAACGATTGGTCAAGTGGTATCTCCGGGTAATGCAGTAAGAATAAATGCAACTCTACCTACTGAAACACAAACCACTACAATGTCTGCAGTAGCATATCCCAATCCATCACAAACGGGATTTGAATTAAAAGTATCAAGTAATTCAAACAAAAATGTGACGGTTTTGGTTTATGATGTGCATGGTGAATTAAAATCGCAAGCAGTAGTTGCACCTCGTAATCGATATATGTTTGGAGCATCTTTAATGCCGGGCATATACTTTGTAAATGTTTTACAAGGCGATGCATCCAAAAGTATTAGAATTGTAAAAATGTAAAACGCCTCCGATACCTGCAAATAAACCCAGCCATTTCGCTGGGTTTTTTGTTTTTGTAATTTCAAATATTATTCGTATATTGTTTTATAAACTTTAAAAATTATGAAACAAAAAACTGAAAAGGAATTAAGACAAAATTATGAGAAATTTTTACAAATCGTAAAAAAGTATTTTACAGGCGAACGACTTGAACGATTACTCCATATGTATTCCGAATCCGAATTAGGAAATAATTTGATTATATCTCCTGCTAGTGGTAATGGTGGTTATCATAATTGTTATCCTGGTGGTTATATTGACCACATTTTCAATGTTTGTAAAAACGGATTAAAAGTAAAACAAATGTTTATTGATATGGGTGGTACTCCGGATTTTACCGATGATGAATTAATATTTTCTGCACTTCATCATGACCTAGGCAAATTGGGTACAAAAGGTAACATACACTACATTCCAAATGATTCCGATTGGCATGTAAAAAATCGTGGTGATTTTTATAAAAAGAATCCTGATAATGTTTATATGACCCTAACTGATAGAACATTTTTCACTTTACAGGATTATAGTATAAGGATTTCTGAAAAAGAATATTTTGCTATTAAACTTACCGATGGAATGTACGATGAAGATAATGTTAAATATTTAAAAGTATTTGATAATACAAAATCTATGAAATTTAATTTACCACACGTAATGCATTGGGCTGACCATATGAGTACTGTAGTTGAGTCTCAAAACAATTCTATTTAAGACAAAATTTCTAAAGATAATGTAAATTTGTCAGATTTTTTTGAATGGTATGGTTATTGAACAATAAGGATATTATTTAACCAAAAAATTTATATTATGCTAACAACAAATGAATTTGACAAACTATTTAACGATTTTTTTAAACCTTACTACTCCTACGATAACAGTAAGTATTCTTACACACCATCCAAACTGGCAGTGGATTTGCAAGATGATAAACTTGACTTAGCCTTTTCGGTAATCGGACATGACCCCAAAGATATTGAGGTAACATTGACCGAAAGTAAGATTAATGTACGGGCTAAAAAAGATAAAGAAAATAAATCAGCAGCATCTCAATTTATTGTAGATATAGAAGAAACAATATCTCTTACAAAAGAGTACGATGGTACTACTGCAAACGCCGAAATTAAAAATGGGCTTCTTTTAATTACAGTTGATAAAAAAGAAGAACAAAAACCAAAACGGCTTTCAATTAAATTTTAATTTTGCTTAATCGGTTATTTTACATAAATTAATGGTGAAGGGTGACTTTCACCATTTTTTTATTTTAAAAATATATATTTATATGGTTTACAAACAAAAAGTTTTAGAATTATTACAAGCTCTCGATGGTAAATTGAGGTTGATTGAGAATGTGTCAAATGGTTCTATGCGTATGTCGCAAGAAGATGTAACTGGTCTCATTAACCAAACTAAAAAAATCAGAGAGCAAATAGAAGATTTAGTGTCTATTGAACGTGACTAATGAATTGGCTTAAATATTTAGTGGGATTGTCCGCTATAATCATAGCCGGTTGCGCAGCTTACTTCTCCGTGACCGGTCTTGGTGTGCTTTTTAGTGGTGCATCGGTTGCTGTTATGATAATGGCCGGCTCATTAGAGTTCGCCAAATTAGTTACTGCTACATATCTAAAGCAGACCTGGTCTACAATACGGGGATTTAATAAGGTTTACCTAACTATATCGGTGGGAATATTGATGTTAATAACTTCCGCCGGTATTTTTGGTTATTTATCAAACGCCTTTCAACAACAAAATATAAAATTACAGCAAGTAGATAGAGAAATTTCCCTATGGAAAGCAAAAATATCACAAGATTCCTCTCAAATACAACAGGTTACAAAACAAATAAGCGAATATAACCAAAATCAGGGTAGAATAATAAGCGGTACTGAAATAAATAAAGGAATTTTACGTTCAGTTGACAAGAGAGATGCTCAAATAGCAAAATTACAAGATCGATTGTCCGTTTTACAAGACAGTGTTGTTAGATATAATGAGAAAATTAACGAAATTCGTACAGAAAATATAGGGATTGAACGAGAAGTTGGTGGATTTCGATTTGTTGCCGAATCTTTTGGGTTACCGCTCAATTCAGTTGTCCGATTTTTCATAATTTTGATAGTATGTGTGTTCGATCCATTGGCTATTGCTTTGGTGATAGCGTTTAATGGATTAATTTCCGAAAGTAATAAAAATAATACAAAAAAAGATAATAAGACATACGAGATATATGGTGAAAAAACTCCATTAGTGGAAAATATTTTCCAAAAACCAGATTATAGTGGAAAATTCTCATCAAAAACGGAGGAAAACCAGGTTATAGTGGAAAATAATTCGGAAAATACGGATATCCCGGAAATTCAGCAAGAACAACCAAAACGACAGGTTGCAAAATACGACCCAAATACTGGCGGTTATACATACTCTTAATAAATTTGATAAATTCAATTATTTTTCGTATATTACGGTATAAAAACAAATATATGAATTTAGGCTACGCATGTATCAATATGACTTTGGGTAAAAAAGTCACTACAAATCGATCGATGATTAAAAAAACATTTGATGCAAGGGGATTGGACTATGTTTCCGAATTGACCCTTCTAAATGCACAGGATATCATTAAAATTCTTAAATGGAACAAAGAAAATGGAATTAATTTGTTTCGTCTATCTTCAGCATTAGTACCGTGGGGTGATAAATTGGACCTAACGACTCTTAAAGATTACAAAGCTATTAAAGCAGCACTAAAAGAAGCAGGTAATTACGCAAAAGAAAACGGAATGCGTATAACTTCCCATCCTGGCCCCTTTGTTGTATTGACATCTCCAAAAGAAAATGTAGTTTACAATGCAATATGTGATTTGGAATTGCATGGTAAAATATTTGATATGATGGGTTTATCAAAAACTCCATACAATGCCATTAATATTCATTGTAATGGTGTTTATGGAGATAAAAAGTCCGCAATGAATAGGTTTTGTGATAATTTCGGAAAGTTGTCAGAATCGGTTAAAAAGCGGCTTACAATTGAAAATGATGATAAGGCTTCGATGTATTCCGTTAAGGATTTGATGTACATTCATAATCGAATTGGTATTCCGATTGTATTTGATTATCACCATCACCAATTTTGTACAGGTGATTTGAGTGAGGAAGCCGCCCTTAAACTCGCCAGTACGACTTGGCCCAAAGGTATAACTCAATTAACACATTATTCCGAATCAAAAGCCTTACACGAAAATAACGCCAAAATTAAACCACAGGCCCATGCCGATTACATTAATCAACTGCCTGAAACTTATGGTGTTGATATTGATATTGAGGTTGAAGCAAAAGCAAAAGAACTTGCTATATTACGGATTAGGAATAAAACTCAAAAATATACGGTTAAACAACCGGTTAGCAAAAAGAAAAAACAATTAGAACTTTTATAAAAACAATTTATGAAATTGATTACAGACCAAAAAAACAATGGATTAGTTAATCCTGAATTTAGAGAATACTTAAAATCTCGAGTGGAAAAATCCGAATTTACTACCGAAGAAATTGACTCAATACGGCAAACATTATCCGAAGCACTTGATAAATTTGGTGGATTGGGTATAGCCGCCAATCAACTTGGTATAAAAAAACGTGCATGCTTTATCAATATTGATGGCGATGAACTATTACTAATCAATCCGCAAATAACGCAACGTAGTGATGAAGGGTTTATTTTTTATGAGGGATGTCTTTCTATTCCCAAAACAGTCAAACAACCTCTGAAAACAATTAGGTCAACAAAGGTTATTGTACAAACTGATAATCTTGGTGAATTGACGTTTGAAGTAAACCCCGATGGGGATAAAGATTCCGTATCAAAAGAAACTATGCAGACCGTTGTGGTTCAACATGAAATTGACCACTTGGATGGTATTACTATTCGTGATAGAGCTTATTCCACAACTATCATTAAAAATGAGAAATGGGGAAGAAACGATAAAGTAATTATGAAATCACCAAAAGGTGAATTAGTTGAAATAAAATATAAGCGTGCAAACGATTATTTTTTACAAGGATATGAAATAGTTTAATTATGGTAATAAGTTTAATTATATCAATTATTATAAATGTAGCTCTATTGTTTTCTACATTCAATATGCTTAAAAAATTAGAACGACATGAAGAAATTATTGAAGAAAACGATAAATTCATTGAAGATGAATTAAAAAGAAACGAAGCATTACTGGAGGCATTAAGGCGTATAGATAATCGCCAAATGTTTGAGAAGGATGATGACGTTGGTTCTTTATTTGAACTAATAAAAGAAACAATAATCAGATTCAAAAACCGATAATAT